ATTGCCTACAGATCATGTAAGCGTTTCGCTGAAATTCAAACGTGACAAGAAGGGCAAGATCGAAGCCACGATGGAGAACTGCAACGTGGCGCTGCGGGCACCGTCGTTCTGTGGCATCGAGATTCGGTTCGACCAGTTCCGTGACGAGATCATGTTCGCGGCCGAGGGAAGTTCAGACTGGCAGCAGTTTACCGACGCCGACTACTCCAGGTTGCGTATCCGGCTGGAGAAGCAGGGCTTCAAGCCTATCGGCCGCGAAATGATCCGCGATGTGGTGCTGCTGGTGGCCGATGAAAACCCTTTCGACTCGGCCATCGAGTGGTTGTCAGGGTTGCAGTGGAACGGTGTGGCCCGAGTCGATAATTTCTTGGTGGACTACTTCGGGGCTGAACCCAGCGAGTACACCACGGCGGTGTCGCGGTATCTGTGGACGGCCATGGCGGGGCGTGTCATGGCCCCAGGCATCAAGGCCGACATGGTGCCCATACTGATCGGCCGGCAGGGCGCTGGAAAGTCCAGCGGGGTTGCGGCCATGTCACCAGCTCCAGACTTCTTTGCCGAGGTGTCCTTCCATGAGCGCGAGGACGATCTGGCCCGCAAGATGCGCGGGCGGCTGGTGGCCGAGATCGGAGAGCTGCGCGGGCTGCACACCCGAGAGCTGGAGCATATAAAAGCCTTCATCACCCGCACGCATGAGAACTGGATTCCCAAATACCGCGAGTTTGCCGTGACGTTCCCGAGGCGGTTGGTCTTCATCGGCACCACGAACCAAGAGGAATTTCTGGCCGATGAAACCGGCAACAGGCGCTGGTTGCCGGTCAAGGTGGACGGTGCTGATGTGGAGGCCATCGAGCGCGACCGGCTGCAATTGTGGGCCGAGGCGAGGGGGTTATTTCAGGCCACTGGAATTGCGTTCCGGGAGGCCGAACGGCTTGCGAAGGACGTTCATGAAGATCATATGATCAAGGATTCCTGGGCCGATGTAGTCAATAACTGGCTCGACGAGACGGACATTTTGAGCGGTGAGATCAACCGCGAGAAGAAAATTTTGAGCGCTATGGAGGTCCTTATCGACGCTCTCAACTTTGACAAAAAACAGATCGGCAGGCGCGAGGAGTTAAGGATAGCTAAAGTTTTGCAGGGTTTGGGCTACGAACGCGGCGTTTCGCGTGTAAACGGCGTTTTGGTCAAGGGCTGGCGGCCAAAAGTGCCATTTTGACGGAAAAGTTACCCTTGTTACCCTTCTGTTACCCTTCTTTTTTGAAGAAGGGTAACAGCTAAAGCCACGGATGGCGCGGCCTCCAGCCAAATGTTACCGTAGTTACCCTTCTTTTCCTTCTACCTTTGGTTAGAAAAAAATAGAGTGAAATTTAGGGGAACCGGGCTATTTATAAAATCAGGGGTAAACAATAGAAAAAGAAGGGTAACAACGGTAACAAGGGCGGGAACCCGCGTGGTGATTGGGGTTGGCTGTTACCCTTCTCATGGGTAACAGGGGATGAACAAAAACAGACTTTAGGGGAATGAAACGATGAGCAGTTGGGGCACTGTTGACCTACACGTAGACACCAGAATGGACCGGCCGGCGTCCACCATGACGGCACTCAAACAGAAGGAAGCCGAGCGGCAAGAGATCCTGTCAGCGGTCGAGTTGTTCCTGGCACAGGGGGGGTCAATTAAGACCATACCCAGCACGATCAGCAAGGAGGCCCAGTTGGGGCAGATGCGCTCGGGGAAAGTTGCGACGATCAGCATGGCCGACATCGCCAAGCGCTGGGACGTGTCGGTCAGGGTGGTGCCGGCCCTGTTGGCCAAATGGCCCACACTCATGTACATCATGTCAGGGCAGGAAAGGCTATACTCTCTGGCAGACATCCAGCGCTGCGAGTCGCAGCCGAACTACAAGCTGCACAAGTCCACCATATGAGCGACATCATCGGACGGACAATCGGCGCGATACTGGTGGCCCTACTGCTGCCAATAGTCTTCATCGTCTTCGCACTGGTGTGCGTGGCGGCCATTGTCCGAACAATGACCGAAAAACCCAACGACCCGGAGTATTGGGAATGAATCCCGCCGATAAAATCGAACAGTGGCCCATTGATCGGTTGATACCTTACGCTCGCAACAGCCGGACGCACTCCGACGCCCAGGTGGCACAAATCGCCGCCAGCATCAAAGAGTGGGGCTGGACCACGCCTGTGCTGGTGGACGAGGGCGGGCAGATCATTGCCGGCCATGGGCGCATCATGGCGGCCCGTAAGCTCGGCATGGCCGAGGTGCCGGTGGTCATTGCCTCCGGCTGGTCGGACGCACAGAAGCGAGCCTACGTTATCGCAGACAACAAGCTGGCACTGAACGCAGGCTGGGACAATGACCTGTTGGCGCTGGAGTTTGGCGAGCTTGAGGGGCTTGGCTTTGACCTAGAGTTGACCGGCTTCAGCCTCGATGAGATCGACGCGCTAAAACCCGTTGAGGTGGCCGCAGGCTTGACCGACGAGGACGAGGTACCAGAGGCTCCGGCCGATCCTGTTACGCGGCTGGGCGACGTTTGGCTGCTGGGGCGGCATAGGTTGATGTGTGGGGATAGTACCAGCATTGATGCGCTTGAGGCGCTGTGCCAAAAACAGCCGGTCGATATGTGGTTGACTGATCCACCGTACAACGTTGCAGTGCAAGGAGGAAATCACGGCGATCCTGAACGAAAAAACGGCAAGCGCATCATGAATGACCAGATGGGCGACGAACAATTTAGGCAGTTCCTGCGTGATTGTTATGTTGCCGCTGATGCGGTGATGAAGCCGGGCGCGGTGTTTTACATATGGCACGCTGATAGCGAAGGATACAATTTCAGAGGCGCGGCAAAAGATGCTGGATGGACTATTAGGCAGTGCCTAATATGGAAAAAGTCATCCATTGTGATGGGTCGACAGGACTATCACTGGAAGCATGAGCCTTGTCTGTACGGATGGAAGGACGGTGCCGGGCATCTTTGGGCATCTGATCGCAAGCAGACCACTATCTTGGAGTTTGATAGGCCAAGCCGCAACGGCGAGCATCCTACCATGAAGCCGGTGGCGCTGTTTGAGTACCAAATGCTCAACAATACCAAGGGCAACGATATTGTGCTGGATAGCTTTGGCGGCTCTGGCACAACCATGATCGCCGCCGAAAAGAATGGACGAGTGTCCCGTTTGATGGAACTCGACCCGAAATACTGCGACGTTATCGTCAAGCGCTGGCAAGACTTCACCGGCAAGCAGGCCACGCTTGAGGCCACAGGTCAAACATTTGCGGAGGTAAGCAATGGCAAAGCAAGCCAAACCGAAGCAGCCTGAAACTGAAAAATCGACCCTAATAAAAGGGAAAAACGGCGGTGCGCGGCCTGGCGCTGGTCGGCCGGGATTCACGCCAACAAACGACGAGCGCAGGCAAGTCGAGGCGCTGTCCGGCTACGGCCTGCCTTTTGAGCAGATCGCCGCGCTTATTCGCGGCGGCATCCACATCGACACGCTGCGAACGCATTTTGCCAGCGAGCTTGTTAGCGGCAAGGCCAAGGCCAACGGCCAGATCGGCAAGACTTTGTTTCAGAAGGCCATGGGCGGCGATACCGCGGCGATGATCTGGTGGTCCAAGGCGCAAATGCGCTGGGCCGAGACGCAGAAGCATGAACACACCGGCGCGGATGGCGGCGAGATCGTGGTGCAGAAGATCGAGCGCGTGGTAGTCAAGAATGGCGACTAAGGGCCAGACGCTCCAGATACCAACGCCTGAATGGGCGCTGCCGCTGTTGCAGCCCTCGCGCTACAAGGGCGCACACGGCGGGCGAGGCTCGGGCAAGTCGCATGAGTTCGCGCAGATGGTCATCGAGGCGCACATCATGGACCCGAACACCTCGACGGTTTGTGTGCGCGAGTTTCAGAAATCTTTAAAGCAGTCCGTTAAGCGCTTGTTAGAGTTGAAGATTCAGGAACTGGGCGTCGGCAATTATTTTGAAGTGCAGGAAGCCGTTATCAAGAATCGACACGGCAAGGGCCTGATCATTTTTGAAGGGATGCAGAACCATACGGCCGACTCTATAAAATCGCTTGAGGGCTTCGACCGCGCCTGGTGCGAGGAATCACAGAGCCTAAGCCAGCGCAGCCTCGATATGCTCCGGCCCACGATCCGCAAGCCCGGCAGCGAACTATGGTTCACATGGAACCCAAGGGAAGCGACCGACCCTATCGACGCTCTACTGCGCGGCCCGACGCCGCCACCGGACGCCATCGTGCTGGAGGTCAACTGGCAGCAGAATCCATGGTTCCCGCAGGTACTGCGGGATGAAATGGAGTACGACCGCAACCGAGACCCGGACAAATACGCGCACGTCTGGCAAGGCCAGTACCTCCAGAACAGTGAGGCCCGCGTGTTCCGCAACTGGCGCATCCAGGAGTTTGAAGCGCCTGCCGACGCGGTGCATCGCATGGGCGCAGACTGGGGCTTCGCTGTGGATCCGACCGTTCTGGTGCGCTGTCATATCGTCGGCCGCACGCTCTACATCGACCACGAAGCCTATATGGTCGGCTGCGAGATCGTGAACACGCCGGACCTGTTCATGCAGGTGCCTGAGGCCGAGAAGTGGCCCATTGTGGCCGACAGCTCGCGGCCCGAGACCATCGCCCACATGCGAAAGCATGGCTTCCCGAAGATCATGGCGGCCGTCAAGGGACCGAAGTCGCTGGAGGAAGGTATCGAATGGCTCAAGTCCTTCGACATCGTGGTGCATCCGCGCTGCACGCACACCATCGACGAACTCAGCCTGTACTCGTACAAGACCGACCCGCTCACCGGCAAGGTGTTGCCCGTCCTTGAGGACAAGTCCAACCACATCATCGACGCGCTGCGCTATGCTTGTGAGGGAGTACGGCGGGCGCAGAATGTCAAACCCGTCCAAAATTTTAGCCCGTTGGCGACCGCCAACCGCTGGAGGTAACGTCCAATGGCCCGCATTTCAAAAGATCAGTACCTGGCAAACCTGCACGCCGAAGCGCTCAAGGAGTTCGATGACATCCAGAGCGCCTTGCGTGATGAAAGGCTCCAGTGCCTTCAAGATCGACGGTTCTACTCAATCGCCGGCGCACAGTGGGAAGGCCCGCTGGGCGAACAGTTTGAGAACAAACCGAAGTTTGAGGTCAACAAGATCGCCTCGGCCGTCCTCCGCATCATCAGCGAGTACCGCAGCAACCGCGTGACCGTGGACTTCGTATCGAAGGACGGCACCAAGGACGTGAAGCTGGCCGATGTGTGTGATGGCCTGTTCCGCGCCGATGAAATGGACTCCTGCGCCGAAGAAGCTTATGACAACGCTTTCGAGGAAGCTGTGGCTGGCGGCTTCGGTGCGTTCAGGCTCAGGACCGAATGGGAGGACGAGTACGACGAGGACAACGACCGCCAGCGCATCCGCATCGAGCCGATATTCGATGCCGACAGCTCCGTGTTCTTTGACCTGAACGCCAAGCGCCAGGACAAGGCCGACGCCACGCGCTGCTTTGTGATCACCGCGGTGACCCGCGCCGCGTATCAGGCCGAATGGGGCGACGACCCGGCAAGCTGGCCGAAAGAAGTTTATCAAACGGAGTTTGATTGGCTCACGCCTGATGTTGTGTACATCGCAGAGTACTACCGCGTCGAGGACGTGAAGGAGACGATCCGGATCTACCAGAACCTAGATGGCACTGAGGACCGCTACAGCGAAATGGACTTTGAGTCCGATCCTGAGCTTGAGCGCACGCTGGAGGCCATCGGTTCCGTCGAGGTACGGCAGAAAAAGGTCAAGCGCCGCAAGGTTCGCAAATACTTGATGAACGGTGCGCGCATCCTGGAGGATCTTGGCCACATCGCCGGCAAGTGCATTCCTATCGTGCCGGTCTACGGCAAACGCTGGTACATCGACAACGTAGAGCGCTGCATGGGCCACGTCCGTCTCGCCAAGGACGCACAGCGCTTGGCCAACATGCAACGCTCCAAGCTTGGCGAGATTGCCGCGCTCTCCAGCATCGAGAAGCCAATCTTCCTGCCCGAGCAGGTCGCCGGCCATCAGTTGATGTGGAGCGAGGACAACCTCCGCAACTATCCGTACCTGCTGCTTAACCCGGTGACCGACCAGAACGGCAACCAAGCCGCCACCGGCCCAATTGGCTACACCAAGCCGCCCGTGGTGCCGCCCGCCATGGACGCGCTGCTCACCGTCACCGAGAAAGACATGCAAGACGTGCTGGGCAACCAGCAGCAAGCCGACAAGATGGTCAGCAACATTTCCGGCAAGGCCGTCGAGCTGATCCAACAGCGCGTCGATATGCAGAGCTTCATCTACATCAGCAACTGGAGCAAGGCCGTCAAGCGCTGCGGCGAGGTCTGGCTGGAAATGGCCCGTGACGTGTACGTCGAGAAAGGCCGACGAATGAAAATGGTCGGCGCTCAGGATGAGGTGGACAGCATCGAGCTGATGCGGCCGATGATGACCGAGACTGGCGAAGTCGAAATGGAAAACGACCTGTCCAAAGCCACGTTCGATGTGAACGTGGATGTCGGCCCGTCCAGCTCCAGCAAGCGACAGGCAACGGTGCGTGCGCTCATGAACATGATTGCCATCACGCAAGATCCGGAAATCTCGCAGGTGTTGCAGTCGATGGCCATCATGAACATGGAAGGCGAGGGCATTGGAGACGTAAAAGACTTTTTCCGCCAGCGCCTGCTCAAGATGGGCGTGGTCAAGCCTACGCAAGACGAAGCGCAGCAGCTTGCCATGGAAGCCATGCAGGCCGCGCAACAGCAAGATCCGAACGCCATCTTCCTCCAAGCCGCTGCCGAGGAAGCCATCGCCAAGGCCGCACGCGCACGCGCCGATACTGTCCGAACGGTGGCAGACTCGGAGCTTATCCGCGCCAAAACCATCGAAACACTGGCGAAGGTGGATATGGACGCCAACGAACAGGCGCTCTCAAACGCCGCTATCATTGGGCAAATGGCTGCCCAGCAAGCCACGCAGCCGCCCGTATCCCTGCCAACCAGACCGCCCGAGGTGCTGTAAATGGCCGACCTGCTCAAAGCCGCAAAAGATCCAAAGTTTCGCGAGGATGTCATCCGAGGACTGGGCGAGACGTTCAGCCGTGGCGTCGCTGGCGTTCTCGGCGCTCCGGTGGACCTGACCACGATGGCCATGCGGCCATTTGGCTACAACGTCCCGGCCGAGCAGGTGGTGGGTGGCTCAGAGTACATCGGTCGGCAGATGGAAGAAGCCGGGCTGATATCCAGCGCTCGGCGTCCAGCCGCTGAGTTTCTGGCCAACGTGTTGACGCCTGATCCTATGGACGTGGCAAAACTTGGTGCAATGGCTGTTCCAGTGGTTGGAAGAGTAATGAATGATGTTTCAGCAAAAGGAATGACTCTTGTTAAGCAGGAAGCTAAAACAATGAGCGCAAACGATTTTTTGGATGCAAATGTCAGCGACGTACTTCCTGCCCATATAAAAACAGGAACAAAGCCAAAAACAGTTGTTCACGAAAACATGCCTTTAAGTTCTTTAACTCCATCAGAATATGATGAGTTTGAGGAAATACTTGATTCTCCAAAGTCTTACGAGAAAGTTAAACAAATGGTTGGAAAGGAATTGCCGCCAATACTTGTTAAAGGAACATCTGAAGACACGCGATATTTGCCTCAAGTGATAGATGGGCATCACAGAACCATGGCTGCAATCATGGAAAAAAAACAAGCAATACCAGTTTCTTATGACGCAGAAACTCTTGCGGAGATATGGAAAAAACAAAACAACGACCCAAGAAGCGCAAGAGAAATAGTTAAAGAGTTTGAAAAAAACATAGAATCAAGATTTTCAAAAGAGGCTAAGTAGCATGGCCCTGTTCAACTTCAACCGCCTGACCGGCAAGCTGATGAGCCAGTTCAACGAGAACGGCACCGGCGAGAAGACGCCCACCGGCTCGCCCATCAATCCGGTGGAGCCGTTCCGGGGGATCCGGCCGATGCCGGCCAACCCGAGGCTTGGCTTCTTTGGTGGCCTTGGCCAGATCGCGCCGCTAATCCAGGCAGACCAGACGCGCCGGCTTGGTTTCAAGGGACCAGCAAGGCCCGAGGACAAGCGCCAGATGCCGACCGACGCGATGTTTGAAGAAGGCGCAGCCGCTGCCCCGGCTCCGGCACCGTCTGAGCAGGCCATCATGCTGCAACCTCAGCGGCCACAGCCGGCCTTCATGAATGCCGTGGCTCAGGCCGGCGCACAGCCGCCACAGGGCGCGCAAGGCCAGCAGGGACTACCAGACTTCACCGATGACCAACTTCGCGCCCTAGCGCAAATGGTGGCGCGGTTCATACGCTTTTGAACTATACTGCTTTCAACCTTGACAAACTGATCCTGCGGCGAGTGCCGCCAGTCTGCTGGGAATCACGGCATCCGGCCCGCCGTCCAGGGCTGAGTACAATGGGGTCACTATGACAGACGAAACGGCAGAGGTCGAAGTACCAGACTTAGAAATCGAGCAACCCGAGCAGATAGGCGAAGAACAAGAGGCTCCCGCCAGCCCGCCCGAGGTTGAAGAAGATGAGGTCATGGTCACGATTGGGGAGGAAGCGCCGCCTCCAGAGGAACATGCTCAAGCGCCTGAATGGGTGCGCGAGTTGCGTAAACAGCACCGGCAGTTGCAGCGCGAAAAGCGCGAACTTGAGGAAAAGCTGAAGACCGTCAGTCAACCGGCCGAGAGGCCAATCACTGTCGGGAAAAAGCCAACCCTTGAGGAGTACGACTACGATGCTGAGAAGTACGAGAGTGAGCTGGCAGCGTGGTTCGAGAGAAAGGCGAAAGCGGACGAGGCTCAGGCCCGTGCGCGACGTGCCGAACTCGATGCACAGCAAGCTTGGCAGCAGAAGCTTGACAGCTACGGCAAGGCCCGTGGCGAACTCAAGGTGCGGGACTTTGAAGATGCTGAGGCTACGGTCTCGGAAACGCTCAACGTCACGCAGCAGGGCGTCCTGCTTCAGGGGGCTGAAAATCCCGCGCTGCTCGTATACGCACTCGGCAAAAACCCGTCAAAGGCGAAAGAGCTTGCCTCGATACAGGACCCTGTGAAATTCGCTTTCGCGGTAGCAAAACTGGAGACGCAATTGAAAGTTCAAAACCGTAAAGCGGCCACGCCGCCAGAGAAAACAGTCCGGGGAACCGGGCCAGTATCCGGTGCCGTGGACTCAACCCTTGAACGCCTGCGGGCTGATGCGGAAAGGACTGGTGACTTCTCGAAAGTCATGGCCTACAAGCGCCAGCAGAAGGCAAAACGCTGAATCAATTTTAGGAGCGCCACACCATGGCAAACTCATTTTCCAAAGAAGAACGCGTAGCGTTTGAAGACATCCTGGAAGGCTTTAATGACCTTCTCGTCCTGAGCAAGAACGTGTCGGTCTACAACACCGATCAGACGATGATGGCTCGCACCAACAACGTCATCTGGCGTCCACAGCCGTACATCAGCCAGTCTTTCTCCGGCACTGACATGACGGCCAACTTCGTTGACTACACGCAGCTTTCTGTTCCTGCCACTATCGGCTTCAGCCGTTCAGTGCCGTGGATCATGAACGCTCAAGAACTGCGCGACGCTCTGCAAGAGCAACGCCTGGGCGAAAGCGCCAAGCAGAAGCTGGCGTCTGACATCAACGTCGCAATGCTGAACGTAGCATCTGCTCAAGGCACGCTGGTTGTTCCCATCACTGGCGGCGCTGGCGACTACGACGACGTAGCCCAAGCTGATGCACTGATGAACGAGCAAGGCGTTCCCAACTTCGACCGCAGCCTGGCGCTCTCCAGCCGTGACTACAACGGTCTGGCTGGCAACATCGCTACCGGCGCAGGCACTGGCGCTCGCTCCTTCAACGGCAACAAGTCCAACAACGCCTACGAGCGCAGCTTCGTCGGTATGGTAGCTGGCTTTGAGACGTTCAAAATGGACTACGCCAACCGTCTGGCTGCCGCTGCTGGTGGTGTCACCACGATCAACACGACCGTTGCCGGTGGTAACTTCTGGGTGCCGACTGCAACTTCCGTTGCCGTCACCGGCGAAATCTCCAACGTGGACAACCGCTTCCAGACTGTCACCGTTTCCAACACGGTCGGCATCGCTCCGGGCGACGCGTTCACCATCGAGGACGTGGAAGCTGTACATCACATCACCAAGCAGTCTACTGGCCGCGACAAGACCTTCCGGGTCATCAGCATCGTCAACGGCACGCAGATGGTTATCAGCCCTGCCATCGTTTCCGCTCAAGGCGGCACCGATTCCGAGCTGCAATACCAAAACGTGGTTGTCACTGCGCCCAACGCTGCCGCTGGCATCACTTGGTTGAACGCCAACGCCACCACGATCAACCCGTTCTGGCAACGCGATGCGCTTGAAATCCTGCCCGGCCGTTATGCAGTACCTGCTGACGCTGGCGTGGCTGTCATGCGCGGAACGACTGATCAGGGCATTGAGCTGGTCATGCAGAAGTTCTACGACATCAACAACATGAACATCAAATACCGTCTCGACACTCTGTTCGGCGTTGTGAACAAGCAACCCGAAATGTCCGGTATCTTGATCTTCGGCCAGCCGTAATTCGGACAAAGGAGTCAACACAATGTCTAACTCTATTGCATACGCAAACGGTAGCGCTCAAGTTACCCTCACCGCTGGCCAGTCCATCGCACTCTACAGCCTGGCTCAGGCTCAGGTGTTTGAACTGGTTGGCTATCCCAACTACCCGGTGCAGGAAGATCTTGAGGCCACTTTCAGCGGCTACGAGATCCTTGGCCCCTACGCCAACGGCGCTACGCTGGTTCTGAGCCCCGGCTCAAGCGACCTGCTGTATAGCATCGGTACGTCGCCCGTTGTGTCTGGCGTTGCCTATCAAGGTGCGCCTGTTGCACAGAACGCCGCTGCTCAGCTCGACGCTTCCGACATCCTCGGCGGGTTGGTCACCAACACGCACGCCACTGGTGCAACGGTTCTTCTCGACCTTCCCAATGGCGTTGACGTTGACGCTGGCAGCCAGCTCGGCATCGACGAGTATTTCGACTGGTCAATCATCAACTTGTCATCTGGTGCCGGTGATACCGTCACTTTGCAAGTCGGTGTTGCAACCACGCATACGCTCGTCGGTTCCGGCGTTGTTGCCATCAGCTCTAGCGCGCTGTTCCGCACGCGCAAGACTGCTGCTGACACGTTCGTGACCTACCGCATCGGCTGATGCAAAGCGCGGGGGGCTTCGGCCCCTCGCTACTTTTGGGAGTGCCTACAATGAAGAAGTCCAGCTCATGCAGCGCCAAGCCTGGCATGTCCAAGCCTAAGGGAAAAGGCGGCAAAAAGAAGGGGATGAAATAATGCCACTCAAGAAAGGCTACAGCCGCGACACTATCGGCAAGAATATCAAGACGGAAGAAAAGGCCGGCCGTCCCAAGAAGCAAGCCGTTGCCATCGCTCTCAACGTGGCCCGCGAGGCTGCAATGAAAGCCGGCAAGCCTTCCAAGGCTCCGAAGCCTGCGCCTAAGTCTGCGATGAAAGCTGCTCCGAAAAAGAAAATGACCAAAAAAGGAATGTGACCCATGGGCGCAAAGCACACACTCTACAAGGTACCAGGCAAGATCCGGCTCAAGTCGGGGACGACCTACAGCGTGCTTGAGGTGTTTGACAAGCGCTCACTGGCCAACAGCCTCGACCGGGGCTGGCATCCTACCCTTGAGGCCGCTGTGGCTGCATCCAAAGGCATCACACCAAAGGAAGCACCACAGGCGGCCGCCATTGTTGAAGCCGAGGCTCCAGTGGTCGATACTGTACCCGAGGACAACGCGCCGCCGACACGCGAAGAGCTTGAAGAAAAGGCCCGCGAGTTGGGCGTCAAGTTCGACGGTCGGACTGGTGATAAACTGCTGCTGAGGCGCATCAACGAAGCGCTGGAGGGCTAAATGGGCTGGAGCAAAAGGCAGTTTATCGAAGCTGCGTTTGAGGAAATCGGTCTGGCGTCGTACACATTCGACCTTCAGCCGCAGCAGCTTGAGAGCGCCATGCGTCGCCTCGATGCAATGATGGCCGAATGGAACGCCAAGGGCATCCGTCTCGGCTACCCGCTGCCCAACAGCCCGCAGGACTCCAGCCTGAACGAACAGACGCTGGTGCCTGATAGCGCCAACGAGGCGATCATCTGCAACCTGGCGGTGAAGCTCGCGCCAAGTTACGGCCGCGCTGTCATGGCCGAGACAAAGGCCACAGCCCGCCAAGGCTACAATACCCTGCTCTCCCGCGCCGCTGTGCCGCCAGAGCAACAATTTCCCGATACGCTGCCGGTCGGTGCAGGCAATAAGCCGTGGAACATCGACCAGCCCTTTGTACAACGTCCGGTTGATCCGGTGGACGCTGGCCCTGATGGCTGGCTGCAATACAACAACTGAGGCCGCGCCATGCCGTATATCAATCAACTTCCGCTACTCAATCAGGTTAGTGCTGGCGACCAGTTGCCGGTCTACACGCCGAACAACGGCGACGCTCGCCGCCTGCCGATCTCGGCACTGCTGCAATACTTCCAGCAGACCTTCGCTGCGCCTACCGTGGCGACCACGCTTGTCACGCCGGGGACAGGCTTCAACTACGCTGTACCATCGCCCGTCTCACAGGCCCAGTGGATCTTGATACAGCCTGCTGGCGCGTTGCTGACCGGCACTGTCACGCTGCCGCTGAACACCGGCACGCCTGATGGCACCGAGGTGCTGATCACGACCACGCAGCAGATTGCCGGATTTACGCTTGCGCCCAACGGGGCAGCGAACATTTACGGCAACGTGCTGGTGCTGGCGGCTGGCGACTTCGTGAAGTTCCGGTTCTACCAGGCTACCAATAGTTGGTATCGCGTCGGCTGAGGAGTTTGTCTCATGGCAGCCAAAAAGAAAAAAGGCCCTTCGCTCTCGGTCGGACGCGGTGAGAAGCTGCCCGTCTCCAAAGGCGCGGGCCTGACTGCCAAGGGCCGGGCGAAGTACAACCGCGAGACGGGTAGCAACCTAAAACCGCCAGCACCGAATCCCAAGACTAAGAAGGACAAGGCGCGGCGGGAATCATTTTGCGCTCGTATGTCGGGGATGCCCGGCCCGATGAAGGATGAGAAAGGGCGGCCGACACGCAAGGCCGCATCCCTGAAACGCTGGAACTGTCCCGAGTAAGCCATGGCCTACACCGACACCGCACTGCGAGAGCGCATCAAGAAGCGCGTCATGGCCGGCACCAAAGGCGGCAAAGCTGGCCAGTGGTCGGCCCGCAAAGCGCAGCTCGTGGCGCAGGAATACGAGAAGGCTGGCGGTGGATACACTGGCGGCAAGACGAAAGCGCAAAAGTCGCTGAGCAAATGGACCGGCGAGGAATGGGGGACGCGCTCCGGAAAGCCATCGACGCAAGGCCCGAAGGCCACCGGCGAGCGATACTTGCCGAAGGCCGCCCGCGAGGCTCTGAGTCCACAGGAGTACGCTGCCACGACGCGGGCCAAGCGCGAGGCCACCAAGGCCGGCAAGCAGGTGTCCAAGCAGCCCAAGAAGATTGCACAGAAAACAGCCCGATACAGGTGAACCATGCCCCAAATACCGATTGTATCCGGCATCTACAGCGACAACGGCCCGGACCTGCGGACGAGCTACCCGGTCAACATGATGCCGGTGCCGAAGCAGTCCGGCGTGTCGAATGAGTTTCTGCGGCCGACCGATGGACTGGTGAGTTACGGCACAGGCCCAGGCATCGGGCGCGGCGGCATCAACTGGAATGACGAGCTGTACCGCGTCATGGGGACGAAGCTCGTCAAGATCGCGCAGGACGGCTCTGTTTCGATCCTGGGCGACGTTGGTGGGACAGGCTATGTCACGATGACCTACTCGTTCGACCGCCTTGCTATCGCGTCTGGTGGCAACCTGTTCTACTGGGACGGCGCAGCGCTCACACAGGTGACAGACCCGAACCTCGGCACCGTCCTCGATGTCATCTGGATCGACGGTTACTTTATGACAACGGATGGCACCACGCTGGTGGTGACGGACATTCTGAACCCGTTAAACGTGCTGCCGTTCGCCTATGCGTCCAATGAACTTGACCCGGACCCGATCAAGGCCTTGCTCAAGATCCGTAACGAGGCCAACTCACTCAACCGCTACACTATCGAGGTATTTGAGAACGTCGGCTCAACGCTACAGTTTCCGTTTCAGCCGGTGGACGGCGCGCAGATCCAGAAAGGCACCATCGGCACGCATACCTGCTGCGTGTTCCTCGATGCCATCGCGTTTGTGGGCGGTGGCCGCAATGAAGCGCCGGGCATCTACGTCGCGCAGAACGCCAACACACAGAAAATCAGCACGCAGGAAATCGACGAGATCCTGCTGGGCTACGGCGAGGCCACGTTGGCCGGCTGTCTGCTGGAGGCCCGCAATGACCGGGCGCACCGGCATTTGATGTTCCACCTACCGGATCAGACGCTAGTCTTCGACGCTGCCGCCTCCGAGGTGCTGGGTCAGCCGATATGGTTCAAAATGGTGACGGCTGTGCAAGGGCTGGCCCGGTTCAAGGCCGAAAGCTACGTCTGGTGTTATGACCGTTGGAACGTCGAAGATCCTACCTCCACGACCATCGGCCGCACCGTGGACACCATCGGCACGCACTGGGGTGAGAAGGTGCGCTGGGAGTTCGGCACGATCATCATCTACAACAATTCGCTCGGCACCATCATCAATCAGATGGAGCTTGTGGCCCTGCCGGGTCGCGTGGCGCTGGGGCAAGATCCGTTCATTGCCACCAGTTACTCGCTCGACGGCCTGACGTGGAGTCAGGAGCAGAGCATCCGCGTCGGTAGCATCGGCCAGACCAACAAGCGCTTGGTGTGGTTCCGTATGGGATCTATGCGAAACATGCGGATGCAGCGGTTCCGGGGCGATTCAGACGCGCATGTGGCCTTCCTGCGTCTTGAAGTCACTGCCGAAGGGCTGGCGTACTGATGGCCGGCTCAAAGTACACGCCACCGTTGAAACTGACCCGCGAACAGCTTGCGGAGTTCCTGCCTGACCATCAGATGATCCGGGCGTTTGAGAACCTGTTTGCCACCATCGAGCCGTTAGCACCGACAACCATTGATGACCTGACGATCCTGGCAGGACAGGCCGATAACAAGGCTGTGCAGGCGCTCCAGTCGCTGGCCGAGATTGCACAGACGGCGGCCATCAATGCCGGCGCTGCTGAGGATCGGGCCACGCAGGCGCTGCAAGCCATCGCACAGTTGGCGCAGGATGCCGCGCTGTGCTGCGCTATTGCCGAGGCCAAGGGAACGCAGGCCATCGGGTCTATCGCGGCTCTGGAGCAAGACACGGCCGTCACGGCGGCTGTGCTGGAGGCCAAGGCCACGCAGGCGCTCGATGCCATATCGACGCTCACGCAAGCCGTGGAGCTGCTGGCGCTGGCACCGCCTCCGCGTGAGTTCAAGCGGGCGCGGTATGGCTCGTTTTACGACACCACGACACAGACCGCCACTGCCATCAACACGGCCACGCTGATCACCTACAACTCGACCCAGTTGAGCCAGGGCGTCTACGTTGACAGCGTGGTGACAAGCCGGGTCTATGTAGACACCGAGGGCATCTACAACTACCAGACCTCCATCCAGCTCGACTCGACGGTTGCGACGGATGAGGAGTTCTATTTGTGGTTCCGGCTCAACGGCGTGGACGTGACCGACTCCGCCAGCCGGGTGCGGATCAAGGGCAACAATGCCGAGATATTCGTTTCGCTGAACTTCTTTTTTGACCTCAAGGCCGGCGACTATGTGGAGTTGGTGTTTTCGGTCACGGACCTTGGCGTCCGACTGGAAGCCACAGCCGCCGCCGCACCGCATCCCGGCATACCATCTATAATCCTAACAGTTGCCAACAATATCGAGGGCGTCCAATGACCGTAACAGTGCAGGCCATCATTTCGAAAGAACTTGAGGCCGTTCAAACCACGCAATACACCAGTACGGCCGCCCGGACCATACTGGACAAGTTCACCGTGACCAACAACGACGCGGTGGCCCGGACGTTTTCGGTCAACCTTGTGACGGTGGGCGGAACGGCTGGCAATGACAACCTGATCATCGACACCAAGACGGTCCAGCCCGACGAGACGTACCTTTGCCCTGAAATGATCGGGCAGGTGCTGAACCCTGGGGACTTCATCAGCACCATCGCCAGCGCGGCCAACGGGCTGACAGCGCGGGTCAGTGCGCGGATCGTGACCTGACAAAGTGGGGTTTGTGTGCAACACTGTACCATGCTGAGTACACCGAGCCGCCAGCGCCTCGCCCGTCTATCGGAGAATGTCGCCGTGGCCGTCACAGAAGGTGCCAGCACAGAGCAGCTTGTCGAGGTCTATTCAGACCCGTTCGTTGCACGCATCGCCCATGATCACCGCAAGCACTATCCCGTATTCAGCCCTGCGGCCACCTACCTGAGCGCATGGGTCGATGGTAGGTTTGTCGGTCTGTATCTTGCCATCACGGCATCCGAGATCGAGCTTGACGTGCATGTCCTGCTCAAGAAGCAGGCCACCAGGCACTCGAGGGCGCTGGGCGCTGCGTTTCTGGCGTGGTGCTTCTCCAATCCAATGATCAGACGCCTGACCGGCTACATTCCCGACTGGATACCGGCAGCGCGCAATCATTCAGAAAAAATGGGTTTCAAATACGAGGGCGTGCGGCGTCACGCTCACATTAAAGACGGTCAACCACGCGGCCTGTGGATCATGGGCCTGTTGCGTGAGGAATGGGAGGCTCAGTCATGGGCAGTGTAAGCGACGCATTCAGTGGCATCGGTAATTTTATCGGTGACACCATTGGCGGCATCACCGGGGCATCGCAAGCCGGCGAAGCAGCAGAAAAGGCCGGTAATGTTCAAGCGGCAGCGGCTCAAAAAGGCATAGAAGAACAGCGCCGCCAGTTCGACCGAATGATGGAGGTGTTGGCCCCGTTTCAAGAAGCGGGCGTCGGCGCGTTGGGGCGCTTGCAACCATACGAGCAGGCCGGTGTCGGTGCGTTGGAATCACAGCAAGCGCTGGCTGGCCTGCGAGGCCCTGAAGCGCAGCGGGCGGCGATTGACCAGTTGGCCGCCAGCCCCGAATTCCAGGCGCAAGTCGAACAAGGGGAACGCGCCCTGCTCCAACGCGCTGCTGCCACTGGTGGCCTGCGTGGTGGCAATGTTCAAGAAGCGCTGGCACAGTTCCGACCTCAAATGCTTTCTGATTTGATCAAAGAGCAATACGGTCGTCTCGGCGGCTTCACTCAGTTGGGATCGCAGACGGCTACCAACATTGCACAACTGGGGCAAGCATCGGCGGCCCGTCAAGGGGTTGGAGCGCTGGAGTCTGGCGCGGCAATCGCTGGCCTACTTGGCGAACAAGGCGCGGCGCGAGCCGGTGGCATACTCGGTCAGGGCGGCGTGGTTGGTCAGACCTTCGGTGACATTCTGTCGCTGGCGACCGCAGGCACAAAAGCATATAGCGCATTTGGGGGTTGAACGATGCCAGCACCATACAACTACATGGCCGCCATTCCGCGCCCTGATCTTGCCAGAAGCGTACAGGCCGGCGCTGCACTGGGCGAAGCGATTGGCGGCGCTGTGCAAGCATCGCGTGACCGAGAGTTCCAGCAAGAGCTACAAGACACGCTCAAAAAGCCGGGCTTTCGTTCGTTCAATGACCTGATGGCAAAGTACCCTGACAAGGCCGAGAACATCCAAAAGCTCAATGATCGGATGGACGCCGCCGAGAAAGAAGCAACCTACAAAACCGGCATTGATGTCTACACGGCATTGGAGACGGGCAACTTTGACACGGCCAAGGCTATCCTTGACGAGCAGATTGCCGCAGGCAAGAACGCTGGCCGCGATATGCGCGTCATCGAGGGCATCAGGACCAAAATGGATCAAGACCCGAGGGCTGCACAGGCAGGCATCGGCTTGTGGTTGGCAGGATCAGATCCGAAGCGCTGGGACGAGACGACCACAGCGTTTGAGTCACGCGCCAAGAAAGAAGCCGAGCGCCGAAAAATATCGGCAGAGGCTGGCGAGCAAGAAGTTAAAGCACGCTACGCCGAAGAAGTGGCAAAGTCTGGAATCGCCAAGACTCGCTCAGAGATTGAAAACAACTATAGCCAGATTTCAGACAGAGCAAGGCGCTATGGCCTTGATGAAAAAAAGGCTATTCTCGACATCGCAGAGCGCCAGAAGGCTCTCGGCACTGTTCCAGAAGCTGTCAGAAAAGACGCTGATGCTGCCATCATTGCCGCCGGCACCGCTGAAATGTCAGCCAATGAGCTAAATGGTCTGGCCGACAGGATTGATAAAACGGAATTCGGTCGTCAGGGCGCTTTCGCCACTGCCGAGGACTTTTTTGTTGATGCGTTTGGCGGCCAGAGCGAAGCGGCCGACATTCGCAAAGAGTTCACGCGTCTGCGGAACTCGGAGATCATCAAGTCACTGCCACCAGGCCCTGCAACTGATCGCGACATTGCCATCTTTGCCGAAGGCTACACCAAGGCCATCGCGGATCCGGCTCGTATGTCAGGGTATTTGCGCGGTGCGGCCAAACTGCGCGACATCGAGGCAAAAGTACAGTCTGCGAAGGCTGACTGGCTGTCAACCAACGGGTCGCTGCAACGCGCTCGCCGTGGCTTCCAAGCTGGCGACTACACCGCACAGCCTGGCGAGTCCTATGCAGAGTTTCAGCGCCGCGTGGCCCAAGATGTCAACGCACGCTATGCTGAGCAATCGCGTCAGCGCGAACTGTTCCCTGTCACGCCTGGTGCTGGCGCTCCGGCTGCAACACCGGCCGGCCGGTCTATTGCTGAGACTGGTATTCTTGGCAGAGTTCAAGGCGCTGGCCGTGGAGAGCCGATGGCAACCGTTCCCGCAGCGTTTGGCGGTGCAACTGCTGGCCCTGCCGCTGCTCCTGCCGCTGAAGGATTCAAAATTCTAAGCACTCGCCCGGTCCAGAGGTAATACATGGCAAACGTCATCTATGAGGTAATGGCACCGGACGGTCAGACGATTCTTGAAATCGAAGGCCCAGAGGGCGCGTCACCAGAGCAGGTGACAGCGGCAGCCAGTCAACTCTACCGCGAGCAGTTGCAACAACGCGCTGCCACAACTGACGTGCCAGTCCTCGATGAGCGCGGCCAGATGGTGCAACCGCCAGCGCCGGCACCAGCGCCTGAGCCTACTATGGGCGAAAGGGCAGTGGGCGCGGCTGAGGCGTTGGGCACTGTTGCCACTGGTGTGCCGGCCATGGTCGGACAAGTAGGCGGCACGCTCGGAGCCACGGCCGCCTCGATCCTGCGCGGTGAGTTCGGCACGCCACAGGCTGCTCAGATGATTGCCGAGACGGCAGCCGAGCAGGCGCAACGTCCTTTGTATGTTCCACGCACGCCGGCCGGTCAGCAGGCAGTGCAGGCTATTGGTCAAGCGGCCGAGGTTATTCCTCCGTTCGTTCCCATGGCTGCCGAGCTTGGTATGGCCGGACGACTGGCTGGCGCTGCCGCGAGACAGGCCGCTGCGCCTGTAGAACAGGCGGCTAGAGGTGTTGCCACTGCTGGCCGTGAAATGGCCGCAGACGTGGCCAGAGGCGCAGCCGAGATGCGACAGGATGTGCAGGCTGCACGTCAGGCCGCTGAGGCTGGACGCGCTGCTGGAGCCGCTGAAACGCCTGCCGCCATGCAGCGCCGTACCGTGGCCGAGCAACTTGGATTTGAAGGCGAGGCTGGCCTGACCACTGGACAGGCTACGCGGGACTTCAATCAGCTCAAGTTTGAAAAGGAAATGGCCAAGTACGAACAGGGCCAGCCGCTGCGCGAGCGTGTGGAGAACCAGACGCAAACGCTGCTGGGCAACTTCGATGCCATGGTGGACCGCCTTGAGCCGATCAACGTGGAACCGCGTGAACTTGGCATGGGCGTGGACAAGGCGCTGGTCAATCGCGCCGAGGTCAAGCGTCGCCAGATCCGCCAGGCTTACGAAAAGGCCCGCGCCACTGGTGATATGGAAGCGCCTGTCTCCATGGATGCGTTGGCACAGCGTGCTGCCGACCTGACGCGCTATGAAGGCGTATCGCCAAACATTCGCGCTATACGGAACGAAGCTCGCCGCCTGGGTGCCATCATCGAGGACGAGAACGGCAACATCCTGCCAGGCACCGTCAGCATCAACAACTCTGAGATCCTGCGCCAGTTCGTAAACGAGTCAACGGACTGGACCAGCCCACGCGAGGCCCTGTTCGCCAAGCGCTTCACGTCTGCCATCGACGAAGCTACCGAAGGCGCTGGAGGCGAAGCCTACAAACGAGCCAGACGCCTACGTCGCCAGTTTGCGGATGAGTTTGAGAACGCCAGCCTCACGGCCAGACTGCTCTCAACCAAGCCGGGCAGCGATGACCGCCGAGTGGCCTATGAGGATGTGTTCGACAAGATCATCGTCATGTCGCCACTGGAGGAAATGAACAAGACCCGCAGCACGCTGCTCCGGTCTGGCCCAGAGGGTAAGCGCGCATGGCAAGACCTCAAGGCTTACGGTATTGACTACATCAAGAACAGGGCGCTCTCGCCAAGCCAGACGGACTCACGCGGCAACCCGTTGATCTCGCCTGACAAGCTCCAGCGCACCATTCAAGCGATGGATCGACGCGGCAAACTGGAATCGCTCTATGGCAAGAAGCAGGCGCAGACGCTGCGTGACCTGGCCGACATTGCTGGCGTCATCTACACCGCACCGCCTGGAGCCATCAACACGTCAAACACCGCCTCGGCGTTGCAAGTGGCACTGGATAGCGTGGCGACCTTTGGCGTAACAGGCATACCAGCTCCAGCCGTGACGGCTTTGCGCGAGGCGTCCAAGTACGTCAAAGACCGCAAGACCCGCGCAAGGATCAATGCCGCGCTGCAAGGCAAATAGACTAAACTCATAAGAACCTATCAGGAGACCCAACAATGAGCGCACTGTCGATCAACCCTCCATTCCCGGTGTTCCCCGATCTTGACGGCCAGCCGTTGGAGGATGGGTATATCTGGATCGGCGTGGCCGGCCTCAATCCTATCACTAACCCGATCGTGGTTTACTGGGATGCAGCTCTGACTATCCCAGCAGCGCTTCCGGTCCGCACCATTGGCGGATTCCCTGCTCGCGCTGGCTCGCCTGCGCGGCTGTACGCTGGTTCGGACTACTCGATTCAGGTGCAGAACAAGAACGGCAGCGTGACCTATAGTGCTCCTAATGCGACTGAATTGCTGTCATCGGAATTGGTGACGTTCATTCAATCAGGCACAGGCGCTGTTGCCACAACCGTTCAAGCCAAATTGCAAGAATCAGCAAACGCTGTTACAGACTTTGGTGCAGATAATACTGGGACATCGAATGCCACAACGGCGCTGTTCAATTTCTTCACGCATTGTATCAACACCGGCACGCCAGGCCACATTCCTGCGGGCACCTATTTGGTG